GAAATTAACTTATGCGGAGAAAATGAATAAGATCCAATATCACCGATTGTTCCGACTGATTTCCAAGTGGCTTCAGCGTGGCGGTGAAATAGCGCGGAAACTTTACTTATAGAATTCTCAAGAATTGTAGATCCAAATGATTGCGCTGCGTCCTCTATAAGTACTACGCCATAAGAGTGTAGAGTTTTCTTAAAATCTATTAATTGTTTTAAAGTATGACTTCTACCATTTAACGATACATAAATTACAGCCTTTATTTTATCATCTTTTATTACTCTATCTATTGTTTTATCTAAATCTAAACATAGGTTATTTGGTACTACATCAACAAATACCGGTTCTATACCAATTAATTTGGCTGCGTTAGCAGAAGCTATCATAGTAATATCTGGTACTATTACCTTATCGCCAGCTTTTAATCCAAGGGCCATCAATGCTAAAGTTAAACTTATAGTTCCATTATTAACGCAAGAAGCATAATGAACCTTTAGGAACTTACAAATTTCAGACTCGAAATTTATTGTTTCTTTATTTTCGGTAAGCCAACCGCCGCTGGCCATATAATTATTAACAGCTATTCTTTCTTCTTCACCAAATTGTGGTTCATACTGTGGTATATTCAATTTAAAAATTCCTTGTCATCAGACACTACGCCATTAAACTGACCCGCTTTTATTTCATAAGCCATTGTTCCATCTTCTAATATCTTAACTTCATGGAATCCAGCCCAAACAAAGATAGCATCGCCAGGACCGGCCATTAAAGTTCCCATTTCAATAATCTTACCATCACATTTATTTGAGATTTTAACCGATAAACGTCCTTTTATGACAACAAAGCATTCTTGTGTTTTGTTGATAATTCTTGGATTAAGAATATGCCTATGCGCTTTAAATGTCTTATGACTTCCATAACACATTAAAGAGCCTTGCAATGGAAATACGTTATTACCAAACCATTCTGTCTTATTACATTTATCAATGTAATTTTTATGCTCAACTAGCTGAGCATAAATAGTACCATCGTCACCAGATATGATCATTTTATTCCTTTAATAATATTTATCAGTTCGCCTATTCTAATATTATGTGAATGCTTTTCATTAATAATTTTTAAGCCGCGTTGAACTATATCTAATCTTCTAGCATTATTATTTATTATTTCTTTTGCAACATTAACAACATCAGAATGGTCATTCCTATACGTATAATAAGTTTTACCAGGGAATAACAATTCTAAATCGTCATTTGGATTAGTAAACAACGCAGATCCCGATGCAATAATTTCAAACATTTTGGCTGGACTTATTTTATATGTGCTTGAACAACTAAGATGAGAAACATATCTCCTTAAACAATTAATATAAGCATTGCCAGTTTTCTGACCACTAGAGAAAATATCTATCATACCAGTATGTTTTAATTTTTCACATGCAAAGTATCTATATCTATAAACATCTCTACTAGTACTGCCAGCAAAACATATCTTATTTAATCTAACATCTGTGGCAGGACAAAATTTTGTAGTATCAACTGAAAATGGAAACCATTTCATCGGGACAACATTTTGTCTAAGTGAAGATGTATAGTGACGCTGCAATATTAAGTCAATTTTATTATCTTGATACCATTTATCATCGACTTCATAATGATAATCTTCTTCTATAACTATTCTTGGAATAGTTATGCTAGTAATACCACTTGGTAACCATGGTCCACGTTCATATTTATTTGGGGGATGCGGATTATAGTCTAAAAACATCCTAGCTTTGGTGTTTAACAACATCACATCAAAATCAAAATGCCTCTTTATATCATTTATCGTAATTGTACTACTATAAGGCAACGTTGTTAAATGCGGGTAGCCAACATGTATTTCTGGACCATATACTAGAACATCTACATTTTGATATTGTTTTAAAACTTCAACAAATTTTAAATGTAGCCAATTATCATAATCATACTGCTGAGAATATCTATAAAACCAAAGTATCTTCATATTAGAATTTTACTGGAACCACTCCGTCCTTCTTTTTCCAACGCAATACGCATCCGTATTCGCCAGGAGCCGGTACACACCACACAACACCAGTGTTATCAAGAATCCTATGTGTAGTTTTACCAATCCATAGTTCAACAGGATTTTCTATACGCACAACTCTTCCTGAAAAATCATATTCGCGCCATAATACATCTTCTAGCTTGTAATTCGTTAATTCTGGCTTGTAATTCGTTAATTCTGGCATATTTATCCTTATTCTATTGTATTCCCATCCTGATTATACTTTCCTCTTAAATACAAAACAAAATTGCGGGTAATAATGAATATTTGGCTCTTCTCTAACATATTCAAATCCATTATCATCAAGAAATTTTTTTAAAATATCCTTAGTATAAGAAACGCAATGAAAGCCATATTTGGTACGCCTAGGGCCAAGTAAATGTCTAATATAAAAATCATCGCCAGTTATTTTAAACTGCTTCATTGTCTCATCATGATCTGGAACATCAATTCTTAAAATACCATCATTTGTTAAAACTCTTTTTACTTCATCTAATGCTTTTTCTGCTTCAGATAACGACAAATGTTCAAAAACAGATCTAGCTAAAATTTCGCCAACTGAATTGTCATGACACGGAATGAAGTGAAATGAACCATATCTATCACAAGCATATTCCTGGTTCATTGCTCCTTTTCTTAATACATCAACAGTATTATCTTTATGCCTACCATAGTAGTCAGACTCATCAGTGATATACCTCTCTACTAAATCTGGTCTATCGGCGGCTAAAAATGTCCCAGGACATGGAACGTCAACATTAATATAACCTCTTAAGTAAACTGTGCCACAACCAATATGAACTTTATCCATATGTTCTTTCATTTAAAAGTTCTAAATATTATATGATGAATTCTAGGCCATAATTGAAGTTCATCTAATAATATATCTCTTGCTTTTGCTAATTCAGCTAAATTATCTTCGTAAAATGATGATTGTACTATTTTAAGTACATCATCACCATTACTACTAATATCTATATACCTATAAGAGTTAGATGGCAAGTACGAATGCAAATTTCCTCCCCAATACAACGGCATAGCCCAAAGTAGCATGCAATCTAATATTCTTTCACTAAAGTATGCTCTACCAACAGTATCAAATTCTAGCATATATTTATGATCTAAATATACATTCTCCTTACCAATCATATGATTATTACCACCGCTTGCAGACGCGCCACGAGGATCATAACTTCCACAGATACCGCGATAATATCTCTGCATTTGAGGAGTTGATGGTACAATTCTTCCATGCAAATCGAATTTTAAATTATCTTTCAATGTGAAGCGTTTTAACCAATTTTTTCTAAGTATGTGTGCTGGGTCGCTATTGGCATTGCTCATTATGCAGCCAAGCTGTTTTGTTTTAGTAGGTGGACTTAATGCTTTTAAATAATCATAGTCAAAATTTATCCACCATTCTAGCATGCCAACTGTATTATTAATATCGGTTTTTGCAAAACAATTAATATTACTGGTATTCCTATAACACTTGGATGTCTCTGGGTGTGTTCCTAGAATTATACACTTTGACATATCAATCTTAAGATTACCAGGAACTTCATCTATTGCCATGAAGTAATCGGCATCTCTATAATTATCAACTCCACGTAGTTGGCCCCATATACCACTAGAACCAGGAGTTTGCTTCTTAAAAATTTCTAATAATCTTTGTGGAGGTTCGCTATTACCAATGAATGCTATATTTTTCATTTTTCGGCCTCCACATTTAAACTAATTAGAGTACCGTTTTTATCCATATGTGGTATATAAGCTTGTGCATAATCATCATAATTAGTATGATCTTTAAACACTTCATCAAATTTCCAGCGCTTTACATTTTTAAAGCCAATATCCTTTAAAAGATCTTCTAACACTAGAAAATCATATGCAGCTTTGTGATAGATAAACCCATGTCCTTTAATTTCCCATCTTCCAAATAAAATATCTGTGCCGTTTAATGGAAAAGTTTTCTTTGGATCGTTATTGCCTTTTCTTTTATTATCTATGTATATTGCAGCCATTGCCTCAAAGTCTGGAACAGCCAATCGTATTATACCGCCAGGTCTTATTACTCTATACCATTCTTTTAAAATATCAATTATTTCAACACGGTCAAAATAATCAATGACATGTGACGCATATATCTCATCAACACTGTCTGTATTAATCATTGGTAATGTTCTTATATCATGCTTAAAATTTATATGTTGATACTCTGCTAAGTCAATATGAGTATAGCCAGCAAGAAAACGTTTATTACATCCTAAATGTAATTTCATACTTTTAAATTTCTACTTTCTTGCTCATAATCATAATCACACATTTCTTTAACTAGCATATCAAATGTATATTCTGGCTTCCATCCTAGAAGTGTTCTTATCTTGGTAGAGTCACCCAACAATGCCGGAACTTCATTTGGACGTTTTAGATCGTCATTTACTACTAAATATTTATAAAAGTCAAGATTAAAATATTTAAAAACCTTTTCAGCAAACGAACGCACGCTATGGTACTCACCAGTCGATACTACCCAATCTTCAGGTGTATGATGCTCCATTATCATTATCATAGCGCGAGTATAATCTTTACTATGCCCCCAATCACGTAGAGCATCAAGATTACCTAATTCAATTTTATCTTGCAATCCTAAAGCAATTCTAGCAGCTGAACGAGTTACTTTTTTGGTAACGAAATTCTTCCCACGTCTTGGAGAATTATGTATTCTAACTAAACCAGTTCCAGCAGTAAATTTACCAGATTCAGTTTCTAAATCAAAAACCCATTCATCTTCGCCGTCTTTTTCTATTATTTTTATAACGTCATTTTGTGTCTTTTTCAAATTCATACCAATATGACCAATATGACCAATATGACCATCAATATCTAAGTTTCGTTGCGAATTTATAAAACCTTTATAAATATGATCATGCTTACCATATACATTATATGTTACATCAACGCCTGAAACGTTATTTATACAATATCTTAAACCAAGAGCTAAGACTGGCGAATCAGTTGTATAATACTGAAATTTATTAGGTAATGATTTTGTACCATCTCCTTCACAATAACCATCTAAGAAAGCTTCCATATTCTCTATACTAGAATTTAAAATGATTTTTGGTACTTTTTTATACTTATTCTGATTATGAGTTCCTTTTGTATATAGATTATTTCCCATCCATAATACCATTTCTGGGCACCCATTTAATGTTATATTGTGAATATTCTCACCAGCATACCCAGATATTTGTATTCCATGTGTAACATATCCACCAGATACTTTGTGCCAAAGTTCGGCCACTTTATTAATAAGATCAATATCCTTATTAATAAATTTGGCCTTTTTGCCTATGACGCTACCATCAGCACTCATAGCTCCAAGCAACCATGCCATTTCTTTAGTACAAACTGTGTTAGAATTACTATATGGAAGTGAAGATAATTCTAATTTCGACCCTATATTTAAATCAGAGCATTTAATTTCGCCACCATTTTCATCTAACCAAATATGGTCAGCTGTTGTTTCAACTACTCCAGCTCTGCATACTATTTTCCGTATCTTACGGTTTTTATTTTTAGTGGCTGTTGCACACAACACTTTTACAAATTTGTCTTTATCCCATACTTCAAGGTTATTAACTAAACTAGTTTGCTTAATTTGCCCTTTTGTTTTATGTAAAACTAACTCACCAACTGGTTTAATATCAATCAACCCATCTTCTCTAATAATTAAAGGCATTTGATAAGTTAAACATTCATGATTAAAAAGTATTCCATTTGCTGCAAACATTCCATAGCTATCTCTATATGTTCTAGTAGCCCAATATGAAAATAATTTTGCACACCCATATGGACTTGCTGGATGGAAGTAAGAGTTTTCATTCTGTGGTGGTAATGTTTTACCAAACATTTCAGAGCTTGAAGCTTGGTAAAATTTAATACGTTTACTTAGGGCTAATTCTGCTTGTCTGACTGTTTCTAATAAATTAATCACACCAACAGCATTAATTTTAGCGGTAGAAACTGGTTCTTTAAATGACACAGCAACATGCGATTGTGCGGCTAGATTAAAAATTATATCTGGTTTAATATGATAAATCAAACCGTCTAATCCACCAGTTAAATCGCCATAATGCAATTTACCCCTGCTATCGGCAGGAAAAATATGGTCAATCCTCTCTGTTGTTATTACACTAGATCTGCGCAAAACACCATGAACTTCATACCCCATATTCATAAGATGTTCAGATAAGTAACTTCCATCCTGGCCAGTCACACCAAGAACCATAGCTATTTTATTCATACTTTTAGATACTATTAAATAAATAAAATATAAAATATGAGCGCCAAATCAACCCACATAAGTTCTCAAGGCTTTTCACTTGTATCCCACATAATACTGATAATATTTTTAACTTTAACAACAGTAGTAGTAGAGGAAGTAATACCAGATACTAAATATACTAGTATTGGGACTCAAATAATTTCACCGGTAGCAATGTCATTAAGTGGTTCTAAAAATGCAGACGATACTGACTTATATTCACCATCTGGGACAAAAAATCCGACTAATCCAACTGAAAAGTCAACTACTAACCAAGAATCAATGATAACACCAGATAAACCAGTAGCCTCAGAAGAAGACAGTAGTAACGCTAAAGAGGGGCTACCAGGAGACCCCACACAAGAAGTAAAGCCATCTGATGGTATTACTGAAACAACAAAGAAAACCAAGCAAGGCATAGATTCAGATGGGATACCTGAATTATACGGCTTTCCGCTACAAGGGAAAACAGTATTCTTACTCGATGTGTCCGGTAGTATGGACTCACAGTACAAAAACATAACACGACTGGAAGCAATGAAAGTCCAGTTAGCTAATTACATCAAGTTAATGGCAGAGACAGACGAATTTGACATAATAATATTCGCTGGTGACATAGATGAATTTGGAAATAATTATAAGCATTTATGGGGAACGTTATTAAAAGCAACGCTAGAAAATAAATTAGAAGCCATAAAATGGGTAAAAGGATTAGAATCCTACGGTTCAACACCAACTTATGAGGCATTAAAGCATGCTTGTGATCATTATGACAAAGATTTAGCAAACATGCTACTAATCACAGATGGTTATCCAGACAGCAGCGAAGCAATAATAAATGAGGCCCCAGGCTGGTTTAAAAAATTCGATGATTGTATGCTAATATGTATAAGTATAGGTGGTGAAGGATATGCATTTATAGCAAGATTAGCAAATGCCGTAAATGGTGCTTATGCTATGGTCGAATAATCCAATCTATTGCGTTATCGTGGTCGATTGTCATACACCAACGCAAGGCATGCATAGATAACACATCTTTTGCTACACTATAATCAATTGGCTCAAAAACCACTCTTTAGGATTTAATGGACTTGTATATCCGAATATTAATATTTATCATTGAGAATCTTGCACTGTATTCGTACACTCGTATCAGCACTAGGCTTGGTATTATTGTTCATTTTGTATGCAGCTTTGATTAACTTGCTTCTGCATATCTTCAAGTTGCTTATTTAACTTTTTAATTTCATTTTCTAGTTTAGAAATTTTCTCTTGATCATATGGTGCAGAAGCGTACTTACTACTCCACTCACCTATTCCATCAACAATTTCACATTTTAAATCGCCCAATAATCCAGGAAATTTAGAGACTAATGTTTTAGCAACTTGATCAAACACTAACCTAATTTCTTCTTCTGCATGTCTGCTAGTGCGAATCTGAATTAAATGTCTTGCAGCCCTCATATTCATAGTCCAAATTATTGCTGTTGATAACCCTATTGGAGCTATGCGTCTAAATGCTGAAGTTAATTTCTTTTTGGTAGAAAAGTCCTTCATTTGTTCAATACCATAAATTTCTGCTAATTGCTTCTGCTTCTCTTCTAGTAATTTAACTGTTTCAATTACTGTTTCAACTCCCTTTCCGTCTTTATCATAGGTTTTTAGTACTTCTGGAATCCAGAAGCCTAACTTGGTCAGTCTAACATATCTCAATGATTCCTGAGACATAGCCGTACCAGCTCTGTGGCGCACCAACTCATGGGTATTTCCAGACCAAAAAGCTACTCCAGAATTTCTAACATATATTAAACCATCATCTGTTTCAGGACAAAACACAAAGCCATCATAATTCATAATTTTTTGATGGTGTTTTTTAACCAACATAGATCTATCTGAATGAATTTCTAAGATATAATACTTATTTTTATGTATAAGTTTTTGGCCATTTACCATATGGAATTGACCAATTCTATCCTTTTCAATTCTAACATTTGACGACTTGCCAAGTACTGCTATAATAGATTGCAAGTCTGTAGCTATGTGTTTATTGCCACCACAATATATAGTTGTATGATCAAAATTACTATTATTTCTACTAGTTCCGTCTCCAAGAACCATACCATCAATAAATGATTTTAATAAATGTTTTGGCTTGTCAAGTAGTTTATACAATGTACGATCTTTATTTGTTCTACCAATAGTGTTAATTACCCACAACTTCAACTCTTTATCAGAAATACAAAATTTACCAGCATACTCTTTCCATCTATTAGCAAATAATTCATCCATTAATATTCTAATCTCATCCAAATTTTTAATCTTTGTTTTAACTATAGAGCATCTATTTCTAGTTTTTAATATGTATCCATTAGAGGTCATTAAACCAAGCCATTTAAACAGTAAAGTAGAATTATATGTATAATTGCCTATATTAATAAACGCTGGTGAGTCTAAATTATGCTCCATACGAATGCCACTATCTATAACAAATCGTTTATTATAAATATCTTCCATGCGAATTTTAGATGCATTATTTATGATATCATCGCATTTAGTGTTTCTAGATTTTCTCAAATCATATTTAGCGCACCACATAATATGATCAGGCGTTACCGCTGGCGATTTTATTTGACTATTCTCAAAATAATATAAGGGGCCACAATATCTAAAGGAATGTAATTTCTTATTTGTAGACCACCTACATTCACCATTTTTTGGATTTTTTGTTAATATGATTTCATTGTTGTCCAATTTAGTTATATTTTTCCAACCCATATTCGTGAGAACTTCGGTTTCGGGATGGTAGCAAAAGACTCTACTAACATTCCAAAATGCAAATGTTACAGATCCGTGTTCTATTACAGATCCATGCCCTACTTTGTTAATATTATCCAAATATTCAAGACTGTTATCTCTTACTTTAGTAACATTAGGATTCAAGCCGACTTGGAACGACTTATAACACGCCTTTCCAGCGACCATTACTAAGTTTTCTATATCTGAAATTTCTGGATCTAATTCATATTCAGTAGCGCCAATTTCAGTTAGATATTTCTTAATTCCAGCTTCTTCAAGTTTAGTCTCAGCTATCAACTCTACACTAGGCGTTGTGAATTCCATGTTTTCTCCCGATTTATAAATACTAATAATCAAGCCACTAGGATTTGATTATTAGTATACCTTCAAAACCAACATATTTCTTGAAATATGTAACAGCAAATTAACTATAACAAACACTCTCCAATGTTAACTTATGTTATCTTCTAAGTATAAGAGAGAAGCCAACTCCGGCTTTACGGTATTAAGATTGAGTAACGATCATATATTGATCTAGGTGTGTAACTTTTCTACCAGCAGCATCTTCTAAAACAATAAAGTCAGCAATGGTTGGATAATTGTCTGAATTACTATTCATAGCGTTTGGTAATACTCTATGTACATGCGTTGCAGTCATCATTTGCTTTATGGTTAACCCAGTTTTATCTGGATAAACGTCACCATTTTCAAGAACATAAACTAAACCTATATAAGCTACAGTAGCTGCCATGATTAATCCTTATCTGGTCCATAAATTTTATCGAAAAGCCAGTCAACAACCTTCGGTATTAGAGAACTCAATATCATACTTTTGATAAAATTACCAATAAAATCTGGAATGTATGGTAACTTAGGACTATATCTTTTAAATAAATTTTTTAACAGTTCATCAACAAGTTTCTCAGTAGCTTCTCTATCTTGAGTATTATCAACAAGTTTTGTAATACTCACTATGGCGTAAATCGGATCTAAAATATGGACGCGCCAATTAAATGTTCTATTATTTTTAAATCCGTCTATAACTTCTTCTAACAAAGCTTCAATTTTAATTGATAATTCTACATCTATTTTACCGTTATTCTCTGCTAAAGCTTCAGACGCTACAGCAACGAACCCCTCATCTGATTTGGTGTCTTTTAACTTACTCATTAATTCATCTAAATTTAATTTACCCATTATTTATCTCTCGATTCTTTTATATCTTTGTAGTGGTCGAATGCTCTTTTATATGTTTTATCAAAATCACTATTAATTTTGATTCTCAACGCTTTTAATACTTCTTTATCATCAACATCAAATACTGCTTCTTCAGAAGCATCTGCATATATATTAAATTGTCTTTTCATAACAACAACATTATTCACAATATCAGCGCTATCAACCTCCATCCTGGCAGGAATAGCCCCAGAAGTACATCCAACGGAGTATAACAGTGGTACAAATAGCGTAAGTAGCAATAATTTTTTCATGTAAACCTCAATATTTATATACCATCAAAAATAATATGAGGTATGCCATAGAGACAGGAACTATTATAAAAATAGCAACAGAAGTATCAAAATCGTATACGATTGAAATACTTATATGGGCTATTAGTATTGTGTCACCAGTTGTATTAGGTTTAGTAACTGCTGTTACAGTATTATGGAGATCTAGAATAGAAAGTAGAAAAGATTTAATAGAAAATATAGAGCGTTTAAGAAAAGAAAACCAAGATTTACAGATAACATTACAAGCTCAACAAAAAGAGCAAATAACAACATATTACGAAACTTTAAAAAATTTAACACCATTTCTAGAAAAATCTGTAGATATTCAAACACGTATATTTAATTCGTGCGATGAATTAATAGATATGATAAAAAGTTTTGATTCTAGGCATCAATCTACCAATAATAGCATCAGTAATATCGAAAAAAACATATTGAATCTAATAAATAACGTAGAATCAATACTACGAGAGTCAGATAAATTACATTTAGTAACTGTTACTAAAATAGAAAATCTGATAGACACAGCCAATAACTTGTTAAATAGAATAAGGGATAAAAATGAGTAAAGAGTCTGAAAAACTACCAAAATATAAAGTACTCAACTCTGAAGATGATTTTTGTATAGAAAAGTTGAAAGAAAAAATTAACAAAACAAGAGAAAGACAAGAAAAACTCATAGAGGCAAGAGAAGCAAAGAAAAAGAAATCATAGTCTGCTTCTTAATGTATTAATATAATCTTGCTTATTTAAACCTTTTAATTGTGCCACAATTTCTTTATTTCTAATATGGCATTGCTCCCAACCATCAACACGCCCATGGCGTAAATGATAAAAAACTTCAGTTCTCTCATCGAAAAATTTCGAATTCGAACTAAGGCGTGAGAAAAATTCTGTATCTTCACAACCATACCCTTCAAAATCACTATTAAACCCACCAACAGAGTAATAAGTAGATTTTTTACAAGCGAGCGATCCACCCTCAAAATACCCAACTTGTTTTTCGCATGAACCATCTAAACTAACAACACATTCATCGTTGATTTTATTAGTAAATTGTTCTGTTAAATAAATAACATCTTTCCCAATATGAACACCATCATAACTATTTAATTTATTATAAACTTTTTGTGTATAATTATCTTGAATTAATATATCCGCGTCATGTAATATAATAAAATCAGACGTTGAGTTAGAAACACCAAAGTTAAATGCTTTAGATTTATTAAAATGTTTTTCAGGTTCTGACTGCTTGAAAATATATTTAATTGGATTTATATCGGCACAATTAAATGTGCTTTGAACATCTTCTTCAACTAAAATTATCTCTATATTTGGGAAAAGTTGTGATCTTATATTATTTATAACAGTCTTAGCAGATCTAGCCCTATCATATATTCTGATTGGTATTACGTAAGATATACTAGGAACTAGCACCTTATTAGAGCAGTTAACATAAATTCTTGAATCATTATTAGAATATTTACCAAATTGATCACGGGCTACTCTTAGATGAGATTTATTAGCTTTACTTGGCTCATTATGAACTGTAACATATGCATTAGAGCCAATAACATCAAAATATCCTTTCTCTTGTATCCCAGATAAGCCTACTCTATTGGACCAATCGACATGCTCCATACCATACGAACCAAGATCCTCATCAAAATATCCAACTTTAGAAAACACATCATTTGTAAAGAATAATACTGCACCGTGTGGCTTCTGAGTGATTTTTTGTAACATTATGCCATTTTTATTTATTACTGCCCCATCATTTTCTGACGCCCCTATTAGTCCATATTGTCTATGACAAAAATGCTGCAGCCCAGATTGTTTATGCGCATTTATATAAAAGTCTATCCAACCATTATTTAAGATTTCAGTATCATCGTTTAATAAAAAATTGTACTTAAATCTACTTAGGCATTTTAATAACCTATTTGAATTTCCTGCAACACCAAGATTTTGTGAGTTATCAAGTAGCACAATATCTGTTTGTGATCTTAAATAGTTTTTAACATCTTGATCTGAGGACTCATCACTAACAAATACAGTAACCTTCCCAACATTAGTATACCTTCTTATTGATTCTAATAGCCTTTTTATACACCAAAGTCTATTATAACTCAATATACCAATCCCAACATTATTTGATATTGAAATGTTATTAGATTTTAATGAATCTTTAAAATATTGAAGGGCACCAGCAGTTCCTGCTACACTTCTACCAACAATCTTCCTATGGCTTTTATGTAATATCTTATTCCTGGCCAATTTTATTTCTTTCCTAACTTCTGGTTTCGGAGCTAATTTTGGAATAGATTTTGTCTTATTTGGTAATTGTTTAAAGACTGGCTTGCTTCTACTCATGATTTTAGTTACTTGCTTTGGAAGATTATTTGGTAAATTTTTTATTAACTTTAATGTATTTGGTGGTACTACAAAGTTATCATTAAGTACTACTCGTTTAAAGCCATGAACTATAACACGTTCCCCAGAAGGGTTTGTTAAAACTATTCTATACGGATGCGGATTGTAGTATTCGTTACCCATTTATGACTGCTAATATCTTTTTTAAACTTGATTTGGTGTCTTCTTTAGTATTTGTATTCAATACTACCACTTTGTAATTTTCACGCAATAGTTTAATTACCTCATATAATTTATGCTTATATTCAGCAATTTTAGAATTAGATAATACTAACTTTCTATTGATATTTCTAGCTTTACAAATTTCAGAGTCTGTATTCATAGCCGCAATTATAACCTTATGTCCCAATTTAATGCTGCTGTTAGCTAACTCTATCATAACATCTTTATTAGAACCACATGTATCTAATATAATAGTCGAATCGATATTATAAATTTCTTCCTTAAATTGCTCAATACAAGTATCCCAAGCTGCCATTTTAGTTGCATTATCGGCTGTAGAACTATATAGTAATTCTGGCTGTAATACTACTAAGTCTACTTTAGACAATTTTACTAAATAATTAACTAAAGTAGACTTACCAGATCCAGGAATACCGGCAAATAATATAACCATTATAATTAAAATATTTGATGCTGCTCTCTATATAAAAGAGCACTGATAAGATTTTCTAAAAATTCAACCACTACTAATTTTTCATCATCATTTAAGTTAAATATTAATTTAACACCAAACCACCATGAATCTCTATCTATTTCATAAATTCTATCAAGAAATTTCTTAATAATTAAAAAATTTTTAATATCTTTCCCTGTTAAATATACTAGGCAATCTTCAATAGATTCTTCTATTTTAGAATTTCTAAACTTAACAACATCATTCCATATAGCATCATCGTCGCTACTAAACTCTTCATAACCGTATGAACATATCGATGCAGGTAAAGCCTTTAAATTACTAGCTAAGATCATCAAACCTTCAGTATCAATAATTGAAGGAGTTTTACCCTTTATTATCCACCTAATATCGTCCAATATTCTAACAACATTATGCGGAATTGCATTATCATTTAGACGGTGGCAATTTATCATTATATTCTCGCTTTAACATGCTCTACATCTTCATTTCTAATCATCAATTTTGGAGAAGATGTTTTAACAATATACCTCTTCCCACTAGATTTTAAATTACTAATAACCTCATTTGTTAATTCTTCTATCTTAACAACATTAGGAGGGCTAATACCACATTTTGCTATGACATCTTTAAGCATACCAGGACTTAAATACTTATTATAATGTGTTCTAGCATCAACCAGCATTACACTAGATCCATTAACAGCAAAATACAATTGAAGCATTTTAACTCGTGTTAATTTCAGCAAGTTAATATAATTATGAATATGTTGAAATACTTTTGAAATTTGTTCTCTATATTCAGTATGATTAAGCATATCAAATTCATTGCCATCATATGATCCAAATTTAAAATATACAGTATCATCTTTCCTATAAATTAATAAAGAGAACCCATTATCTGAATAATCTTCTAAGATATAGCAAAATTTACCCTTTATTTCAGGCACTTCTTCTATGTTTAGTGTCTTACTATATGGAAGTAACTTTGGATCAGATATACCAGACGCTGACATTTTGCTCCACTCTTTGTATTGAATATTTTGAACTGCTACGTTGAATATAATTAACATCTAATACAACGGTATTTTTAGCCATTTTTAAGTCGTTATATGAAAATAATTCTATAGGTGAGCCAGCTCTTATAACGGTAACTTCATTACCTTTTATTCCGTTAATTACGCCAATCCATCTATTAAACCAACCATAAAAGAAAACTACATCACTAATTTGTGGTGTCCACTTTATTATTGGTTTATATACAGCTAGTTCAAGTTGTACCATATTCTATCACACCAGTAAATGGATCAAAAGTGTGTCTACCGTCTTTTAATTCCCATACAATTAATAATCCTTCTCGTTTAGCACCAAGTCTTCTAGAAATCAATTCATCAACCCAATGAGCTGCTATGACTTCAGGAACAATCGGTTTATATGCACCAAATTTTGATTGATCTAAACTTTTATATTGATCTAAAAAATCATACCTTTCTTTAATTTTAGTCATACCGTCAACAAGATGCTTTCTAATTTCTGCTTCACTGCCTGGTAAAAAATTAGATACTGCTATTGGGATTTGTGATTTACTTATAATTCTAATCGGTTCGATCTTCTGTGGTTTCACTCTCAATTTCTGCATGTTGCGAAGATCCGTTTCCCTCTTCATCTACCATCCCCTTTTTAAAAGCTAAAATTGATATAAATTGATGTCTACTAAACCACCCAAAAATATCATGTATAATATTTGAAAGTCTATGAATTAGACATACAGATAAAGCATAACTAACAATACAATTCACAATATTTATTGGTGACACAAATGCAAGTATAACTGAAATCCAGACAGAAAAACAATATCCACAAGTTATTAAAGTGCCCAAAAACGATGAAAGCTTCATAACTTTTGATCGTAATGGGAAAAATATAGCAGAAGTTGTTACTATTTCAGTAATAGCCTCAGCAGCAATCGCTAGAATTAATATTGTTATAATATCATACCACATAGTTACATGACTTATTTGTACAACGCCTAATATTAGCCATCTTTTTCATAGATTTATCATATCTATTAATATTAACAATTAATGAACCACATTTAGGGCATTTAAAATTTTTAGTATATGCCTGCGGTATACTAGATGGGCGCTTTATTGAGATATTTTTACCCTTACCACATCCACAGCCCATATTAGTCCCAATTTATTTTTTCACGATCTTTATTAATTTTATTTATAGTATCTTTCATATGCTTCTTTGTTAAAACAGCATTTGTTGCTATATCCCTACATATCATAGCCAAGAAAATAGCATCAGATTCATTATCATCATTAACATCTATGTTATAATTCTTATATAACTCTTTAATTAATACAGCTTTTTTAGAATTACCATTACCAGTTGCATATTTCTTTAATTGAGACCCTACAATTGTTAAAAATGGCATTTTAATGGTGTAAAGATAATATCTAACACAAGCTCCAAGTTCAGTTAATTTTTGCGTTGTGTCATTATTAGTAACAAAAGGATTTATTAAATAATCCTCTATAACAACAAATTTAGTATTATTATCTTTTAAATATTTATCCAAAAAATCAAGAAAAGCTTGAACTCTATCCCATCTATTTTTAAAATTCTTTTTTTCAGTTCCAAATGTACAATGTGTTATATCGCCGTTAGCACTTATACTTGCAAATCCAGCGGCACTTAAAGATATATCTAACCCTGTATACATTCTAAAGTTTTCTTAATTTTTGGTATGTCATCAAATAATGCAGAAAAATTATTTTCCTTTATAAATTTTATCATATCAGTATAGCTAAACTTATTTACTTGTTTACATTCTTCGCTTTTAATATATTCAAGATTCATCTTTAAAAATGGATTTTTATCAAGATCTATAAGAGTTTGATATAATTTATAAAATTGCCATCTAGAACCGTCACCTTCATCAAGGAATTTCTTCATTTCGCTTTCATTTAAAGCCAGTTTACCAGCTTTAACTGGCCCAATACCTCTAAATCCAGAAATATTATCAGATTTATCGCCATGTAAGCACTTCATTACAATAGGATTGACAGTTGGAATTGGTATAAATGAGTCCTTTAAAGGGTTAAAAACTCTAACATTTTTAATCCTGTACGGAATTTGGATTAAATCACTGTCGCTTGATATTATAACAATATCTTCAGTGTGTGATTTGCAATATGCATATATCAAATCATCTGCCTCTTGAAATTTATATTCATATTGCCTAAATCCAAAAATATCAATCAATTTTTTAATATTATAAACAGTATCATTTATAACTTTACCAATATCTACACCATATTTTTCTGCGGCTTTTTTCCGTTGTTCTTTTCTATTTTTATATTGAGGATATTTTTTAGTACGCCAAATCATACCATCATAGTCCCACATTACATGGACGTTTTTTGGCTTCATCTTCTTTAGATAATTAATTAGTAGCTTTGATAATACTACTGTATATTGTTCAGATCTGCTAGCGAGTGATGCAAATACAGCTCTGTACACGCTATTTCTGCCATCTATTAATAATGTATCGGTTTGATACTCCATATTTATCCATATACTTTAGTGTCTGTGTAAATTCAGAAAAGATACCGAATTTACACAGACACAATTTAATTACTCTGCTTCTAATTCGTTAAGTAGGGAATCTAATTCAGCTTCGTCATCTGTTTTAGCAGTAACTTTAACTTCCTTAGATTTTGCTTCTACCTTAACTTCTTTAGGCTTAGCAACTTCAGTCCTCTTTACTTCTACTTTAACTTCTTCAACCTTGGTATCTTGCTTCTTAGATTCAACCTTGGTATCCTCTGACTCCTTTTCTTCAACATTATCAGCGCTACCACTAGATAATTGCTTGGTTGCATAATCAGCTAGAGCATTAATGTCTGGCTTTGGGAATTTATTCTTAACAGACGGTCTAGATTTTAGAACCTGCTCGATATTTGCAATCTCCCAAGTCTTATCACCCAAAAAGTCTGATTGATCGTAATTATTATATCCACCCTTTTCACACACATGCAAATTAAAAATGTATGAGTTAGTAACATCTGTGAACATTCCAAATGCTAATGGCTTATGCTTATCCTTGCCAGGATCATTTCTAAGTAGGGCATCTTTCATTTTAGTCCAAACAGACCCTGGTGCATTATACCACATTACCTTACCACGTAGATCGCCGTTTACTTCATCATCAGTGAATAAGACATTGATTGCGTACTTCTGCTGTGGTAGAAATTTCTTAGCAATACCACTTCTAATCTTCTTATCAGTCTGACCTTCCATAAGGTCAAAACCCAATTGGCAGCATGGGCAGTCAACACTATTACCATTTTCATCAACAGTGTCGTGTGCACGTGGACATTGAATATATCTGTTATTAATAAAGTGAGCACCATTCTTATAAAAGAATTCGACCTCATCTTCTACTAAAGGTAAAATGTGAAAGTAATAGTCTCTTGACTTACCAGGTTCCATCACTGGTGGTTTAAACTCTAATGGATCCTTTTGATACTTGCTAACTTTTTCACCCATTCTTTTACGCATCTCTTCCAACATCTGTTGCCTTTTATTGCTTTCCATCTTTATCTCCTTCTTCTAGTTCCCCTATACCAACCAAGGTATTTGCGGGTAAGTTAATTATTAGTTTCTCTGCGTTCTTGTCTTTTAAATCCAGCTAAGGATCGAAGGTGTTCGGATTTCATCCTATATCCTTCAACTATAGCTTTGATTTTAGACTGGTTCTTTTTAGCTATTATGTAACGTATTTCTGCCTCGTTAATATCTTTATCTGCCTCTATCATCTCCTTAATTTGCCATTGAGGAGGCGTTCTATCACTATTTTTAATACTATCAGATTTTTCGTTAAATTTATCAATTATTGCTTCTTGCAATAGACCACGTTTATATTTAACGGTTCTTTCTAATAATGCAACTTGGGCTTCAGCCTCTGCTGAAATAAAGCACCAGTATGCAAACATGCCAGGCATTTCCTCTAACTGCTTTTCTAAGGATTCATAATCAATATTGAGGCTAGATATTACTTCGCTAAACGTCAGTTGCTTTTTATCCTCACCATCATTTACTGATAGTTTAATTTTACATATTACGTCAGCAACCTCTGGTGGAATATTTTTATTAAACCATTCATTCATCGTATGACTTTCAGTGTTTTCCACTTACACCATCTATTTCCAACACTAATTTTATAAGGCAATGTTATATCATAATCTAAAATACCTTCAAATGGCCTATATATTATTTTTCCAACTTCTTCTATTACATCTTTGACAACCGATCTAGAACAAGCACAAACAATTGAATCATATATATCAGAAAATAATACATCCTTATCTAAAGTATAAATTTTCTTAAAAGCTGCCTTTACAGCCTCAGCTACAGATCCCTGCATTGCGGCATTAATAGCTGCCTTTTCATTATGGTCTTTGTTAGATACGTATGGCCTACCCATAATGTCTGTAATAGGTTTTTTGGAATCAGCATTCTCGCCAATATTTTTTAACCATGATATAAAATCTGGAAATAATCCAAATATAGGATCATCATAATTTCTATTATACATACTAGCAAGGAAAGAAACTTTAAAAGAATCTCTATCAATATTTAATTGTTGTGATAAATAAGTATAAGGATCTGAGTCATTAAACATTTCAAGAAGCTCTACATCTTTTGACAATAATCCAGCAAATCGTATGTCTGCACTAACCCAGTCAAAATGCACAAATGTATCTCTACTAGAATCTATAGATCGTATATCTTCTTTGTCGCCCATTCCATGAATAGAGAACCCAGCAGAGCGTGCTCTGCCAGTATAAGTATCCAAAAAGAATGTCGGTCTAACAAGTTTACCAAAATAGCTATAGCCTTTATTTTCTAAATATTGATACACAACTGACGCTTCAGAAGTCAATTTCATCCATGGTTCCCCATGAGTATCAATAGACTTCATTAATCTTAATAAATTCTTTTTTGATTCATTTAAATCTTGATTATTGGCCGGTCTGTCACAGCATATATCATATACATCATATTTAGCGTCTAAATTTAAATTAAAACACTTTAAATGCGTTTTAAAGTCATTACAAATTATATTTTTATTAGTTTCTAATAAGTTTCTAATAAAACTTTTATTTTGTTCTGCTTCGTATAGTGAAATACCAGAGGCTGGATGATACAAATTATATATTTTTAATGTTTCGTCTTTAACTAATGTTAAAAGCGGAACAAATTTATTATAGTCAAACAGTGTCAGTATTATCATTATTAATGTCGCTAACGTCTAAACCGAATTCTTCTTTAAATTTTTTATTTAATTCTTCTTTAAGATCTTCTTGTTGTTTAAGTTTAGATTTTAGAAACAATTCAACATCTTTTTCGTAAAGAGATTTACTTACTTCTCTTCTTTCATTTATTGGAGTACAATCATCACATCTAGATTTCGTGCCACAGTTAAATACTGTGCACGGAAGAGTTTTGTTGCACGATTTACAAACTTTATAAACAATCTCTTCGTTTTTGCGTAAAAAAGTAGCTTCTTCAATATTCTTACCTAGTCTTTTTAATAAATCATCTTTTTCACCTTTTTCCCTCATACTACCATAGGGATCATTCTGATTTAGTGTATGTCTATTCATATCTCGCATAGCACCAACTTTATCTAAATAACAATTACCTTTAACGTAAACTTGTATAGTAACACCTTCTATTGTTTTTTGCGCTAACGAATTGCAAATTGGGCAATGTACCTCAACCTTACCATCATCAGATAGACTCATTTTTACACTAAATAATTTACCACAGCATTTATAATTATATAGAGGCATTTTTTGATTTATCCTTTTGTACTAACTGCGTAATTTCATTAACTTTCTTCTTAAATTCTTTAAATGCCATATCTTGATTTTTCTCTCTTTTCAGGAATGTTTTTAATTTAGGAATTTCACTTATATTTCCAGATATAACATCTAAATAGATTATATTATCATAATAATAATTATTTGGCATATAACCAATATAATTATCACGTGTGAAATTTATTTTAGATAAATTCCAGTGATAACTTTCTACAGCATCAAATTCATCCTCTTCTGGAATCGTATAGAAATGTTTAAATTTATTTTTAATATAAAAAGCTACCTTTTTATTCGATACCATCTTATCTATAATACTATTAACAGTATCAAATTGAAGCATCCGCCTTCTCCATCATCTTACTTGAATCATATTTCACTTGTGCAGTTATTTTCTTAAATTTAGCGCCATTTCTATTCTTAGCTATATAAAGACTGACCTCAGGAATTGCCATACCATATTCAATTTTAGATTGTTGTAAACTTACTATATATTCCAATGCCATAGTCTTACCATAAGAGTCAGCAACTTTATCTAAATCAAGATCCTTATTGGCTTCTTTAGGATCTGTACCACCACGGTTAGTTTGAGTAGCAGTTAATACTAATGCATTAGCTTTAAATGCTAATCCCCTAACCTCAACAGCTACCGCTTTTTGTTTTTTATATTCATCAGAATTATTATCTTTATATCTGCTATTAATTAATTCTAAATAATCTACTATAATAATATCAGGGACAAAGTTTTCATATTGACGCAAATTGTCTAATAAAGCATATACATTATCAACAGTTGAATCATTTGGTGAAAATGCGTGAATAATTAATTCACCACGTTTAGATGCTTTTGTTTTACCAAGACTTATTTTAAATTTTTCTTTTTCTGCGTCTTCAAAACGTCTATTCATATTAAGATTTGTAAAGCAACCAGCATATCTAACACCAGTTTGTTCTTCTGTCATTTCAAATGTTAGATGTAGAACATTATGGCCCTTTTGTATATTAGCAACGCCAGCATTAACAAGAGCAACTGATTTTCCGACACCAGTAGCCGCCATGAAACAGAATACTTCTTTTCTAGATGGTCCACCATCATTAATGTACTTGTCTAATGTTGGGAACCCAGTTGTGAAGTGGCATATAGTTTCTTTAATAAAAATTTCCTCATATCTATCAAAAAATTTGAAGCCAACATGGCCGAAATCTTTAACTTTACTTGCTTCTTCTATAATTAATTCAAGTTTATCATATTCCCTATTTTCATATGCGGAAAGAGATTCTTCTGAATAAATTTTACCATATGCTTGATCTCTAGCCCAATCTAGCAATTCGCCTTTGATAACTGGTACATCTCTTGGATTTATTGTTCCATCTATAACAGCTAAAAAGTCTTCATACTTGCTGTCAACTGTTAAATTTTTTAATGCTGTATCTCTTACAACTGCTCTGCTTGGTATAAAGCCATACTTTTCAACATATTTGCTAATTATAGCATATGCAAATTTTGCGCCTTTATCTTTAAAATAATCAATATTTAAATAGCGATTAACTAATTCAAAAAATTCTGGTTGATCTAAAGCTAATGAAATTATGGCTTTTTCTAAATTAGGTCCAAACTCTGGTCTTGACTTTATTACTTCTAAATCATTCATGCAGTTCCCTCACAACTAAATTTACTAATATCAGAATTTATTTCTAATAATCTATTTTCTAAATATGCCCTTGCTAATAAAAGAGCCTCACAGTGAGTACAAAGATCTTCATCTTTTAATTCTATAATTCTACTTTTAGTAAGATTATTTCTGTCGCCGATAGTTGGAAGCATATTAAGTGGCGTTTTTGGAGATATCAAAATTGTATATCTATAAGTAGACCCAACACTTCTAACTTGTGAAACTTGATATGATTCAAGCCAGCCAGCCTTAGCAGAGGCAACAATATACACAATAGATTCAGGGGAAAATCTAGGAGCACTTAATGTCATAATTAATCCAATTGGGTTTCCACACTAGTTTTAACTTCATCATCATCAACAAATATCGTCTGCTTAGAATTACTAAGTTTTTTTACGATTTCATCATAGATTGTTTTGTCATTACGCAAAAATTCTTCGGCTTTTACTTTACCTTGACCCATCTTAAGTTCTCCATAAGTATACGATGAGCCACGAACTTCTATAACACCAGCGGCTTTTGCTACATCAAGAACCTCTGAATATGGGTCAAATCCATATTTACCATCATCAAACATTAAATGCACTTCTGCTGCTTTAAATGGCGGCGCACATTTATTTTTTACTACTTTAACTTTCATTACTCTTCCAACAAGTCTATCAGTAGCTTTTGCCATTTCCAAAACAGTCCCATCATCTCTAATCTTGCCGCCAGCTTTTACCTCTATTCTAACTGATGCATAGAATTTTAAAGCTCTTCCGCCTGGTTGAACCTCTGGATTTCCAAACGATACACCAACTTTTTCTCTCAATTGGTTCAAGAATATAACTAATGTATTACTTTCACTAACAGCTACAGAAAGTCTGCGCATAGCCTTAGACATTAATCTAGCCAAAGGAGCCATTTGCTGATCGCTAAGTTCACCATCAAGTTCTTCTTTTGGTGTTAAGGCAGCTACAGAGTCAATCACAACAACATCAAAGGCTTTTGATTTAATTAAAACTTCAGCGATTTCTAAAGCTTGTTCACCAAAGTCTGGCTGGCTAACAGCCAGCTTATCTATCTTAACACCTAATTTAGCAGCCCATTCAGTACTCAATGCGTGTTCAACGTCAATAAAGGCAGCATTTCCGCCATTCTTAACAGCTTGCGCAATAACACATAAAGCCGTAGTTGTTTTACCAGCAGATTCTGGACCATAAATTTCAACAATTCTTCCCCTTGGTAAGCCACCAATACCAAGAGCCATATCAAGTGCTAGCGATCCAGTTGATATAACATCAAAGTTACCGATTACAGGGTTATTACCAAGTATTAACGATCCGGCACCAAACCTGCTATTAATAGTTGCCATTACGTCTTCTACACTTTGGCTACTAGATCCAACAACAACTACCTTACTCTTTGACTTTTCCTTCTCCGCTGCCATTTCCTTCTCCCTTTATGAGTTCTTTCGTAACATTTTCTATTTTCTTAAATACCTTATCTAAATCATAAGACCCAACTTTCCTAATATTCATAATATCAGTTACAATTATAGTTTCATCTTTTGACAATACTATTTTCCCATCACCTCTAATAGCTACTATATACCAATATCCATCTGGTTTTGCCGGATTACCCTGCGGTCCAGATAACCATACAATTCCCTTAGTAGATAAAATGTAAACTACGTCAAAGATTTTAAATTCCAATGTGCACCTTTATCAAATATATTTCCAGGAGTGTTCGATGACTCTAAATAATGACGAAAAATATTTACTAGAAGCGGTAAAAAATGTCCTAGACGCAAAGGCATTAGGACTATTATCAGGTGACAATAAACACAAAGAGACATCACATTTTCAACAATTTCAACATGAAGATATTCAAAGCATGATGCTCTTAAAAGTTAATAAATCGCCATTCGCAACAGCAATAATGGCGGCATTTGCAAAAAATCACTCTTATAAATACTTAGATGACCCAACATTTACAGAGGGATTTGTAAGAGATATGAAAGCAATGGCCATCCCAGCAAACGAGCAACAAAAAGCAGTTGATGCAACAAGTGATATTATTCAAGAGTTATCAAAAGATGGATTTAGCGCAGAAAGAGACTTTGGATGGAATCCAAAAATGGATAAGTTAGTTGATTTAACCTCAAATGCTGATAATAAAAAAGCAGAAAGATCCACACCATTCAACAGTGAAGAGATAGTATTAAGGCCAACAGAAATAAATACTAAATACAAGCAAATGACGAGTGGCGGAAATAAGGTATGAAATTATCAGATTTATATAGGTTAAATAAAACATATAATTTTCATAGCTCAGATAAACCAACTTCTACTAAAAATAGTATATCGCCAAACAAAGCATTGTTTGCAGCAGCCGCAATTGAAACACCACAAGTAAAAGTTGACCCATATTCAGTCTCTGACCCATTAAAATACAGAGACGACATGGAAGTAGATGATTTTCAGCAGTCAAACGGTTTAAAATTATCTTCTAAATTAGATCAATCTCTAAATAGTCGCAGTAAGAAAATGCAAGATCCAAATTATATAGAATCTCCAAGGAAAAGAACAATAAATCCAGATAGTACTGTTCCAAGATTACCATATAGAACAGGTGGCAACGATGCAGCAATACCAACTAAACCAAGACATAGAAAATTTTTCAATGTAGAAATTACACAAAGTTAGATTAGTCCACTACCACCACAAGATGTACAAACAACACTCTTGCCCATAACATTCACAGTACCGGCACCATTACATTTTCTACAGTCATCACCATATCCTTGACTATTATAATTAATTCTATTAAGTGTATCTGAATCACCATCTCTTGAAGCTTTATCAATTATCTTCATCTTTTTATCGAGATCAGATCCAGTAAATGTTTGAGCAATTTTAATACTAGTAGTGCCGTCTTTGCTTTTCATCAACTTAGGTACAACAACCTCCCTTCCAGCTTCGGTTTTAACTTTTTCGTTTATTATTTTTAAGTCTTTTTCCCTTTTTACTTTATGACTGCTATATGATCCAGACACTGATGGTGTACCAGTAGATGATGTAGGCGTAACACTAGTAACTGCTGGCCTAAAGTCAACAAGACCAGGTTCAACATTTTCATCTAATTCAATATCTTCAGATGCAGATTGCTCTCCAGAAGAACGCAAACGTTGTTTTAACTCTTTAGGGAGAGCACTAACGAGTTTGCTTGCGTCCTTCTTCGATTTTAAGCTTTCATACTCCTCTTGGGAAAGTGCAACCATTCCCATAGATTTCACCTTCTCAAGTATTTCATCAAGTTCAGTAAGTTTTTGTGAAAGCAAAATTTTAGCATCCTTTGGAGTAGTATTACTATGCGTTTCGCATAAGTATACTTTATATGTATGACCCATTAAAGTAAGTTCAAAAGAAGTATCTAAATTTTGTAGTGTTCCACAATGTAAACATTTTTTTGGTAATTGCATAAAGGTATCGCTCCGTGAAAAAGAAACTAGAAACCATAGAAGTTGAGATCCAATTGGATCTCGAAAATGAAGCAAAATTATATACTAAGCCAAAATTATCAGATTCAATAGTATCAAGATTGGATGAAATTATAAATGAACAAAAAGTAATATCTAACGCATTAGCACAAAAGCAAATCAAAAAAGCAATAAGTAACGAAGCAATATCAAAAGTATTTGCAATACTAAAAGAATCATATGATAGAGCATTATTTGATAAATGCAATCCAGAACCAATTAGAGCTGAAAAGTTAATAGAATTATATGGACAAAACATACAATTATCAGCTTTGATAACCAGGTTAAAACATTTCATAAAATCAGAATATAATAACGAGTATATTCTGATTAGAAAATTAAAAAATAAAAAGGCAGCATATATTTTAATCAGAAGTTAATAAGAGCATTTATACAAGTGCTAATATCATAAAAGTCATCCCATCTAGCTAAGCTTCCAACTGGTTTTATATCATCACCTAGCCACTTTAAATTTGGCCTATTTATAGGAATATAATTAGGAACTTGCGTAGAATTTAAAACCTCAATATCTAATATTAAAGATTGCAAGTACATTAAAGATAATTCACTAAGGCTCTTAATTATGTAAATATTACTATTAACCTTGGTTATATTATAAATAGGAGTTTCTTTATCAGAAACTAGTAATTCATTTGCTGATTCAAAGTCAAACATCCCAGTTTTGATTAAATATATGAACGATTTCTTAGCTTCAAGATCACAGACTAATCCAAGATATTTATACAATGCATCTAATGGTATAGTACTTATAATTGATTCATATTCAAATATACCAGTTTTAGTGTGAATCAAATGTTCTTCTTGATCTATTTTTAAAAGTTCAGAATATTTATTTAAGTCTTCGATTATAGAGCTATTTTGTTCAATACCAAGTTTATTATAAATTATACCAGGGGTAATATTTAAACATACTGGAAATAATGTCTTACTTAAAATTTTAGATGCAATATAATCACAATCACCATATACTTTATTCAAGTATTGTTCAAGTACTAAAGAATTATAATATAAATCGCCGTTAAAAGAAAATGGTCTTTTATACTCATACAACAACGGAAGAACTTCATCATACCTCTTAAATTTCTTAACATATTCACTTATGTTATTATTAACAGATATATAATTCTCACCAATAGGAATATCATAATTATAAAATCTAGATTTTCCAAATGGTATAAAATTATAGCTTGGGAATAAGTCCTTTGCAATCCTTGCTACTAATCCAGAACCTAATATAAATTTACTCATTTATCATCTTTGTATATTTAATTTCGGTATCAGTTAAGTCATTAAAAATAATATTAAAATCTACATTATCAAGTAATATAATATCATCTATATCTGTAGTTTCAACAATAGCTTTATTAACATTATCAGCACTACCAGCACTACCAGTACTACCAGTATTTAAAGAATTCCATTTATCAAGACCTAGATTGCATGTCTCGCAAAACACATATTTAATATTATCACTAATTTTAATTTTAGAAGTAGGAATATCAACTCTTTGAATACATTTAGGACATGTTGTATGGTAAGAAACTACCTTAGTAGAGAGTTCATCAAAGGCATACGGTCTAGCATCTATGCTTATATCACCAAAGTTAACAACTACCAAATTAAAAATATTTACGTCTTCGCTGTCCATTCATCTTCCTTTTCAGAGTATTTACCACGAACTTCTATAATTTGTTTGGATAAGTTCTTTAACGATTCACCAGCAACAACAATATCAATATCTTCATTGGATGACATTATACCATTTTTGGCTTCTTTAGCCACAACTACTTTAGTCAATATTATTTTAGCATAAGCAGTTTTTGTATAAAAAGTATCACTAAAATCATCTTTTATTTTACCTGGCTGAATCTTTTTAACATTATTCAAAATAATATCTGTATACTTACTATAACAATTACTACACATATCAAATGTTATAGTCTGACTGGTTTTATTATTAAGATGTTTACTAACATCAATAACATTAATACTACCATCACAAGAATAATATGTAAAATTCTCTCTATACGGAGTTCCACACAAATCACACCTAATACCATCCTTCGATTTTAATAACATATTATTCTTCCGTTGTTGTAGAAACTTCCTCTATTATATTTTTATCACCATTTTCACTGTTACTACTATTACTTTCTACTTCATCGTTTTCTAGATCGATGTATAAGTCTTCTTTATCATGATTATAAAATTTATCATAATCTGTTTTCTTGACAAGTCCAACTACTTGTTTGCCTCTTTTGCATGAGAAGCTTCTGAACTTATCACTCCAAGTTACTTCCACTCTTATACCAACACCATCATTAAATAATTTAGCATCCGACGAAGTTATCTGTTCACCAAATATCAAAAGTTTAACTTCTTCTAAGCCATCAGTAACAGTCAATCTTAGATAATCATTACCCTTGGCACTCTTAGCGATTTCTATGTCTTTAATAACACATTCCAAAATACCAGATTCTTTTGCATCTTCTATATTATGTTTAACATTCACATACAAATCCATCGGTGAATGCCAATAAAAGCCATAAAAATTCTTCTCAATTAAAAGAATATCAGTTAATGAATAATCATTTTTAAATAACTTTTCAAAATGTTCTAAAGTATATTCTAATTTCTTTGGCTTCCAATTGTTTATTCTATGTGGTACATTTTTATTTTTATCTTTTTGATTACTCTTCCAGTCAGCAGCCATCTTTTTACGTTCTTCTATAATTCTATTCTGATTCCAACCAAATTCATCATCTAATTTAGCTATTATTTTCTTACGTAAGTTATCATCGCTGTTGTCTGTATACTTATAAATATAATAATACCACAATGCTCTTCTATTCTTATGGAAATTGCAAAATGCTCCAAGTTTAATCAACCTGGCCATAGAAGTTTTATTAACTAATAATTTATCACCATTAGAATGCAATTTCATAAATTCATCTAAACTAGATAAAGATGTTCTACCATAGCTAGACAATTGTACTGAAGCTTTAGGCCCAATTCCCTTCATAATACTCAAGCCAGGTAATATTTCTTCATGTTTTGCATGGAAGTCAGTCTGAAGATTATTAAAATCTATAGTACCAAATTTAATACCTTCAATTCTTGCCAAACCAATATACTTAGCTCTCTTTTCTGGCTTAGTATGGGAGAGTACCGAAGCCCACCATTCAGTAGGAAAGTATGCCTTTAAGAATAAGCATCTCCAACTAATAACCGAGTATGCTGCAGCGTGTGATAGATTAAAGGCATAACGTCCAAATTTTGTCATCTTTTCCCACCACTCTTTTGCAAATTCAACAGAGGAGTGTTTAGCTAAACCATTAATAATCTTAGGTTCTAATTTTAAAAGTTCATCTGCCTTCTTCTTAGCGACAGCTTTTCTGGCTTTTTCTGATTCAGGAACAGTTAAACCACACATTGTAGTCCAAATATTAGATAACTGTTCTTGGAAAATAATAACACCATGAGTTGGCTCTAATATTTTTACCATCTTTTCAGGTAGATTATTTTTCCACTTCTTTTTTGGATCATCTCTATTTTCTACATATGATGGAATCTGTTCCATAGGCCCAGGACGACCAAGCGAAGTAGCAGCGACAATATCCCAATAACTCTTAATACCAACTTCTTTCAGAATATTCATTGCGAAGTCTGTTTCAAATTGGAATACCGTTTCTACTCTTTGTGTATTACATAACTTTAATATCTCCTCATCATCCATCATTATGTTATGCCAAGTTTCTTCACCTATTTTCCTCCAGCGACCCAAGACTCTTTCCAATGGCAACATATATTGCCAATCTATCTCAATATTTCTATTCTCCTTAACATATTGAGATGCTACAGTAATATCCCACATCGTATTTAGACCAAGAAGATCAAATTTAACAAATCCAAATTTAGACAATTGCTGATTGAATCCCTCAGTCCATGATGATACGTGTTGCTTTAATTTATGATCATATGTTAAAGGTACATGCTTACCTATTGGTTCAGATGAAATAATTAAACCACCAGCGTGTCTACCCTGCGTCTTAATTCTACCAACCATTCTATACGCGATATCACATATTGACGGAAATTTATTTGCAAATTCCTTAAAAGCTGGAAATTCAAATTTTGCCTTTTCAAGATCATCAATATCATCAAATTCTTTTGGTATTGATTCTAATAACTCTTCTAAATAATGACCGAATTGGCTGTCAGTCATCTTTTCATCTTGTGATCCTAATGCTCTGACAGCATCCTTTAATGCTAGTCTTGGTTTATAAGTTAACCAAGAGCCAACATTACAAACTTTATCAGCACCATACTTCTGAGTTATATATTCTTTAATTGGCTCTCTGGCATTTGGAAGGAAATCAATGTCGATATCTGGGAAGTCAGGTTGATAACTAATATTATGTTTAATATTAGCAGCAATCGGGTCAACACTACATATTCCCATCAAGTAGGCTATTACTAAACCATTCTTATTAACATCAAATTTTTTACCTGATTCTAGTAAGTCAATCCAATATTCATTAGAACCCTGTTTCTCGATTTCTTTTATCTCAAATTCTAATCGCTTAATATACTCAAGCCCAAGTGAATTTGCCTTTACTATTAATTCTGATTTTATTGTATCCCAATCCATATTAAATATTGCCTAATTTTTGCACAGCAATCTGTAATGCAGATTTAAAATTACTCAATTCGTATTTTGGAAATTTTTTTAAAGTAAGCTTAAATTTAGAGTCAAGAATAAGATTACGTAACTTTTCAACTAAATATTTAGCACTTTGCGGTTTCTTAATCCAAGATTCATCTTCAATTTGAAGCATATCAAGTACGAAATCACTAGTATACAATTCTATATCAATATTTTTATTACTAAAAGGAAGTAATGCAAAATAGCAATTCATTAGTTCAAGTTGGTTAACAGGATACTTACCACACTTAATTACATGAATGTATTTATCATTAACTCTAAATAGCAAAACAGATAAACCTTCAGAATTAATCATTAAAGACGAATTAGAGCTAGCGTAAGTAATTATTTTAATCATTTAATTCTGGTAATGGCTTTATATCATTAGCAAGATTCAAATGTGCTAGCAAGGTATTCAAAGTTTTAATTGCTGAATTTTTAGCCTTAACACTCGCACTCTTCTTTTTCTGTTTTAAAATTTCCTGTTCAACCAGTTCTTTAAATTTTTTATCTACAACCTTATCAAGTAGCAAGTCACATAAATCAATTATGCATTTCATCATAAGATTTTCTAAATCTTTTATTAGTTGTTTCCTATTTCTAGACATAGCAGAATTTATAATATCAGGTATCTTCAAATAATTAGGAAGACCACCAATAACAGAATAAATAGCAAGAGAATGATACGCCTGCCTAGTAAGTTCTTCAAGACCTTTATCCATAATTACCCCATTGTAGTATTTAACATAAATCCACCTCTACTAGGAGACAAGAATCTGTCAAAGCTTAAATCCCATTGTAAAGGGTCCATTTCATGAATACCAAGTAGATAGCAAACCAGTGAACCACCAGCAGAACCGCGCGCTGGGCCAGTCGGACTTCCATACTCACGAGTTTTGTTGCATAAGTCAGCAGTTATTAAAAAGTAGCTGCTGAACTTTTTCTCTATAAACCTTTGTAATTCTAATTTCATTCTAGAAACATATTCTGGTTTATCTGCAAGACCCTTCTCCTTAAGGCCACGCAATGTTAATTTTACTAATTCTCTATCCGCATCACCAACATCAGGTAATTTAGGATCTAGATTTGGTTTAAACTGCTCGCATTTAGATGCAACATCTAAAGTATTGTCACAATAACATTCAAATTCATTAATCGAGGCATACTCATTATATTTATTCTCTATAAATTGCTTCCTAAATTGTGATCTTGTTTTAAAAAATTGTTCATTTGAATTAACATGGAACAAAGTTGGATCATCAACTTTTTTATCTTGGTCAACAGCCATCATCACCATCTGAATATTATAATCTTCACGAGATAAGTAATGGCAATCACCTGATAATACCGTCTTAATTTTCATATGCCTACTTATATCAGAGATCATTTTAAATGCTTTACGGCCATTCGGTACTGATTCTCCAGGCATTTGAATTTCTAAGTAAAAATCATCACCAAAATCTTCTCTAAATTGTTTTATCCATTCTAACGCAACCACTTTAGGTTGAGCATAAAGTTTATCATTTAATTTAGTACCAGCTTCAAGTCTCTTACGAATAGTACTAGATACAGGTACAGAAATTGCTTCTTCTCTCAATTCATGGCATACAGGACCATTTAAGCAGCCAGATAATACAATCAAGCCTTCTTTATGTTCTCTCAATAAATCATACCACACGCGTGGCTTATAATAAAATCCTTTTTCCCAAGCTGTATTTTGTATAGCTATTAAATTTTGATAACCAATCTGGTTCTTGGCAAGTACTGTTAAATGCCTATTTCTTCTGAATCTTGATTCTAATTCTGGTGCCTCAGCCCTCAACGAGCCAAGCTTTGAATGATTTCTCAGAATTGGTATTCTACATTCAGAATTTTTACCATCAAGCGCTAATGATTGCCATTCTTTAAATTCAGGTTCAAAATCGCATAAATATATTTCACATCCAGCAATCATCTTAATATTGTTCTTTCTAGCGGCAAAGTAAGCATCTGGAATAGCTGCAACGCTACCATGGTCAGTTATAGCAAAAGCCGGTTGATTGCATTCCTTGCAGCCAGCCATGTATTCTTCTGGTTTAGCAACACCATCTAAAGCACTATAGATAGTGTGATTATGAAGATGTACAAATTGCTGCTCACCTGGGTAATTTTTAGCAGCATCCATTCTTTCTTTTTCTGTAGAAGAAAGAATATGTTCAACTTGACCACATGTTGAACAATTATGACTAAATTTATCACCAGCATTCAAATTAGCCGCAGATTCAACAATCTGATCCGGTAAATTACTTATTTTACCGCATCCAGAGCAAGTGCAACCCAATTTATGATTATACATATCCATTACCTATAAAATACTTATCAAACATATAACATGAATCACGGAGATATTAGATTATTAGAAAAAAGTCTATTCTACATGTTATGGGGCAACGAATTCCAAAACAAAGTATTGATAGATAAAGAATATGATCTTAGTATTGAAAAAGACGCACATGATTTAGCATTAAAAGTAGCAAAAACAATATTAAAAGAAAGTGGGGCGCAAGGTTTAATAAGTATTGGAGAAGGAAATTATGGAGAAGCATTTAAAACAGCACAAAATGATGTATTAAAAATAACAACAAATCCAAAAGAAGCAGATAATTCAAATAAAATTAAAAATAAAATTATAAAAGGTGTAGTATTTATCCAAGATGTAAAAAATATAAAAAATACACCAATATATTATATAATGCAAGAATACGGTGGTGTGCCAATAAGCAGAGCACCTGGTTATAAATCATTAGCAACATTTATTGATTATGAATGGGACAATGACCCAAGTAGTTTATCAAAATATTCATCTGAATTCCCAGGGTTACAATCTTTAATTGATGCTCTAAATGAATTAGAAAAGCATGGTGTAAGCCATGGTGATGTACACAGCAATAATATAGTAGTTGATAATGATGGAAACCTTAGACATATAGATTTAGGTGTCAGCGGTGTTACTGACTCTAATATTGAATCGATTTCATTATTAGAATATAAATTATTAAATATATTTAATAATATTAACAAAGTTTAGTTCTAAGACGATTCTTGATATTCATCATAAACAAACCCTTCTTACCTGAATCTATAAAATGTTTATATTTCGCGCATATATCATTACCTATACCATATTTATTAGCAACTTTAGATAAAGAATTAAAATCATTGCAAATTGCAAGTTCGGCTTCGGCCTGGATATATTGTTGATTAATTTTCTTATTCTCAATTTTCTTATTCTCAATTTTCTTTGGTTTTATATTTTGTCTTTCAATCTTAGTATCACCAAGCTTCTCGTTTTTAAACGATTTAATCAAGTTATCAACTTTATGCACCCTATTATTAATATTCGCACTTTTAATATTATTCTTAATTTTATAATTATCAAGAACTGCTAATAAATTTTTTTGTCTAAGCGGACGTTGTATATCTTCATCCAGTATTAAAAGTTTTGACCTGTCCATATTTTTAGTGACATCTTTAGAATTTATAATCATAACATCACAGTCATCTAATGATAAGTCACTAGATATCGTAATATCATAAAACCACATAATAACGCAATTTTCACCAAATCCATCATACCCACCAAGGTACGACCTGATTAAATAAGCAAGAGAGTCAGTACCATCATGAATTTTAACTAACATATATTCTCCTAGTGATTATAAATAATTATAACACGTTAGTATACTATTCATAATTATTATGATAATCTTTATAATCGCCTGTCGCCTCGCCTACGCTCAGGTCCAGAATATTGTTGTGAATTCTTGCGTCTATCTTCTTTACGTCTATCTAAAATAGCCTTAACTCTATCAGATTCTGTACCAGGCTTTTCAAATTGCGGTGCTGTCTGCTCATAGGATCTTTTCTTAGTAGCAGAAGATCTTCTATATCCAGCTAATAACCTGCCTATTAACCCTGGCTTAGGACTAAATTTATTCGCTACAATTTTAATATAATCAGAATAGCTATCTACTTTATCATCTGGTACATCATCAAGTGCCTTCACCATCGCTTCTAATGCTGCTGGCGATAATTTTGGTCCACCCTTTTTCATATAATGTTTAGCCATACTTAATGCTCTTTCAGCATCATCTTCACCAACACCAATACCAGCCGTAATACCAGTTTCTAATTTTCCGTATTTTTCTTCTGGAAATTTATTAGCCAATAATCTAGGGAAGTTCACACTAGCATTGTCTAAATCATTTAATGCCATTATTATATTACGCAATTTGAAGTCTCTAAAAATAATAAAAAATTCATCACCACCGTGATGAATAAGTTCAGCATTATTTTTAGAAGCTATATTATCCAATAAACCAGCTGCTATTTTAATTGCTTCATCAGCCCTATCATGGCCTAATTTATGATTTAAAATTTTAAAATCATCTAAATCTACAACAGCCCATAATTTATCATCACCACCGGATGGTTTTAATTTAGGTAATCCAGTCACATCATGAGTAGATGCAAGACCTCTCAATTGACCCCATAATTCTTTTAACTCCTTCTTAGCATTATCATCTTGTAATTTACCTAATAATACTTGAAATAACCCCTGTAATTCATTCAATACACTAGTCACATCTCTCTTACTCTCAATAAGATAACGGAAAGTATAAATAAGTCCATGCTCATCATTGAATATTGGCTCACAACCAAGATTAACAATAATCTTCTCACAAATATCTTCCTTCAAAATAAACAAGTTATCCAACTTTTCATTAAATTTCATACTAATCTCTTATGTATAATTTTCAATTTTTATAATAATTTGGATCTTCACTAAGATGATCCTTAGCCATTTCTTTAGCTAATTTTTTATTTTTAGTGTATTCAAGTTCAACTTTTATACCAGCATCTAATTGATCTTCTTCGAATTTATCATCAGGCAACACGTCCTCATATAAATTATATAATTTATATAATTTCATAATATAAATTTGCATGGTATATATTTATATTATGAAAAACAGATACCATGAAATAAAAATAACATCATTAATATATGCAGCAGCAGCACATTTAGCAATATTAATATTATTAATGAGTGTACAAAAAGACTATTTTATAAGAGTATCACAAATATTTGAAGAAAATCACAACATAGCTTACAACACCATAAAAGCAGAAACATCGTACGAAGCTGGTAGTAGCGAAGCTGGCACTTCATCACAAATGCCAGAAATACAAAACGATCTAATGACAGATTTACCAGTAATACCAGCACCACAATCAGAACCAACAATACCACCACCAAAAGAAATACCAATAACAGACGACGAATCTGAACCATCACCAGAAATAAAAGAGGTAAAAGAAGAAATTGCACCACCAGTAAAACAACGCTCAATGAATCTACCAAAATTTAAAGGAAAAGCCAAGGACGCAGCAACAGATTCAACAAATAAAGAAACAGAATTACCAGGTCAAAATGGTATAAGAGAAAAAGGAAGAAAAGGAGTAGGATTAGAAGAAGCAGGAGGCGATCAAGCAACCGAGGAAGCAGTAGAAGAGGGACTACAATGGCTAGCATCAGTACAAGATGACGACGGAAAATGGGATTCAGATGGATTTATGAATCATTACCTACCTAACGATATTACAGATAACGATAGATATAAAGAAGGTGCCGGAGGAACATATTCAGATATAGGTATAACAGGATTATGCTTACTAGCATTCACTGGTGTAGGAAATACACACGAAAGTGGCAAATATTCAGGCAATGTTGCATTAGCAAAGCGATTTTTATTATCAGAGCAAAGAATTGAAGGTGGATTTGGAAAAACAGTAGGTTGGTCAGCAACCATGTATGATCATACAATAGCAATGCTAGCATTAGCAGACTTATACTTCATAAGCAAAGATCCAGAATTAAGAAAACCACTAGAAAAAGCATTACAATATTTATTAGCCATGAGAAATATATCAGGCGGATGGGACTACACACAATATTGGAATAAAAAACCAGAAGGTGACAGAGGAGATTTATCAATATCATGTTGGGCAATTATGGCAATATCATCATGCAGAGCCTCTGGGATTAATGTATCAAACGAATTATTAAAAGAATTAAAAACTTTTTTAATAAATTACACAGACAATAATACAGGAGAAGGAATATATTCAAAGAAAAGTCCAAGAGCCTTCGATAGAGGATTATCAATGGTAGCAGCTTCAAGCTTCTCAAGAAAATTATTAGGTGAAAAATCAACAAGTAGTACACAAAAGAAACAGTACAACAAAATGATCCAAGAAAAACCAACAGAAAAGGGAATGAATAGTTTATCAGGAATATGGTATCTATACTACGGTTCGTTATCCATGTTTATGGATAAATCAGAATACGAAGAAGAATGGAAAAAATGGAACAATTCATGTAAAAATGTAATAATGAAATACAGATGCAAAGACGGAGTAAGAAAAGGCAGTTTTAATCCAGTTGATGCATTTAGTATACATGGTGGCCGTTTATGTTCAACAGCTATGTCAATATTATGTTTGCAAGTTTATTACAGATTAACACCAGCATATATAGAAAAAGCCAAAGAATTATCATATTTATGGGATGATTAAGTTGGCCACTTATCTTCTGAATCCTCAAAATTACCATCTTCTGAATCCTCAAAATTACCATCTTCTGGAAATTTATTATGGCCTATAGCCTGATTTAATAATTCAGATGCGTGTCCAGGATCATCAATAACAGCGTCAATAATTTTATGAACTTGTTTGGGCTTTAACTCACCAAATGCCATCATTAATTCAGAAATATTAGAACCCTTTGGTATAATCTTTAAAAATCTACGCCATAATTCAGGACCAACTTGTATAAGCCATGGTTCATCAGTCAAGACATCAGCATGAGATTGCAATTTTTCCTGAACTTTCGGATCTAATTTAGCATAACCATGCATCATTAATAATTCCATTACACCTTTTGACAATTCTTGAATCAAAACCGGAAACACTATACCCCTAGCAACCACAGTAGCAGTAGAATCTTCCACATCCATAGTAACATCATCTTCAACATTTTCAAAATCTTTATCTTTCTCATTAGTATCCGCCTCAGCAGCAGGCCAATCAATATATTCTTCACCAACCTTATACCCAGCTAAATCGATCATTTTAGAAAAATCAATCAACCAGTAATTTTTAACAGAACTCTTAGCAAGTGATGTGTATAATTTCAACAAATTCTTATCAATAGCATCTAACTCCTTATTAATTAAATAATGGGCAGAAGCCATTTGATGGATACTAGCACCATGTGTCAATGCATTAGTAGTAATGCGTTTATTAATTTCATCGCGTATGTCCTGATCAACATCGCCATCTTTTTCTAAAGTTGCTAAATCAGACTCGCCATCAGACTTATCATTTTTAGGTGCCTCCAACTTACCATCGAGCATATTCTCATCAATACCCCAAATCTGCGATATAACTTTCTTAGCTAAAGCCTCTAATTCGGATTTATGTTTACTCTCAACTCTCAATATCTTATGAAAAATAGCCCGCATTTCACGAATATCGCCATCAGAAACATGCTCATACGCAGATTTAGATAATTTATCACCATGCATCGCTAAAACAGGATGTTTTGAAAAATGATGTTTAGACAACTCCGGATTCTTAATATTAGACCAAAATGCTAAGACAGAAGGATCTACCTCATCCTCATATGCTTCAGTTAATTCATCCTTAGATTTAGCCTTTGGTTTAGGTACAACAGCTGGTTTAGGTGGTTTGAATGGGCTTGGCCTAGAAGGTTTAGTTGTTGGTTTAGTAGGAGCTATAGGAGCTTCTTTTGTAGTCGAAAATTCATTTAAAAGTAGACGTAATTTTGTATAGAAGTCGGCCATATTATTCCTTATTGTATAACAACTGAAAATTGATCTATCGAATTATCGGTATATGTTACTATACCACCAAAACTAAAAATAACAGCAGTTATATTCGCCATTATTTATATTTGTTACAATAATTTTTCTAAATGTAGTTCTAACATCACGAAGCATCATACGACTCAATAATTCAATTAGTAGATCAATATACATGCATTCAAGATTACTTTCCTTACCAGAGCATTTCTCTTTAATTCTATTATAATATTTAGATACTACTGTAATGTCGATAGTATCTAAATATAAGCCTTTTCATTCACATCTCCTTTTAAGCTATCGACATGGCTGAAGGGTAAAGTTAGGCTAAAAAGAAACTAGTGGTGCGATGTCGGGTTGGAAAGGGTCTAGACGGCTTTTCCTACCAAATCAAATCAAATCAATTCTCCGTCTAACACTAAATCTAGGAGCGAGAGAGTGCCAGAGGGTAGTTCTTACACTGTCTAAACCCCTCATAGCGTCATAGACGCCCCATACTGAATAATTTACGTCTTCGGACGGTTTAAACGAGGTAGTGGTAACATTGCCTCGTCTGGAGGGTTGGTCCAATTCATACGACCAACTGTTTTACTCCAACAGGTGTGGCCTGCATAATCCTAGTCCCAATCATCATTTTGTAAAGCGATGCTCTTGGTGTTTTTTCTGGCACCTTTTGTTTCAGGTGGGAAAGGGAGACAGTGTATATTGAAAGGGAAACCATAACACCACACCTAAACAAATTGAAGGAACACCTACTAAACAGTCTAAAGGGC